CCAAGACCTCAATATACATCTTCAATACCAGCTTTAGGATCTGGTTCTTCAAATGGTGGATTTAGTTCAGGTACAGGAACAATTTTTGGTTCTTATGGTAAAGCTGCTGTAAATTTCTTTGAAGCAATTCCTACCCTAAATTCTGTAGTTACTACTCCTAGTACAAATATTCAAGGTCTACATTATGCTGATTATAGTACTGCTATTAATTTATTGGCAAATAAAGATGCCTATAATTTTAATGTAATATATGCACCTGGATTAAATAGTCAAAATGCAGCAAGTGCTGTATCAGATATTTTACTTCTTGCTCAAGGCCGTGGAGATGCTATTGCTGTAATAGACATGGTATCTTATGGACAAAATATAACAACTACAGTAAGTAATGCACAAGGATATGATAATTCATACGGCGCAACATATTGGCCATGGGTTCAAATTAGAAGCCGCGAAACTGGTAAAATTAATTTTGTTCCAGCTTCTACATTAGTACCTGCTGTATATGAATATAATGATAAAGTATCTGCTGAATGGTTTGCACCTGCTGGTATGAATAGAGGCGCTCTTTCAACAGTACTTCAACCAGAAAGAAAATTAACTGTTAATGATAGGAATACACTTTATCAAGGTAAAGTAAATCCAATCGCAACATTCCCTGGAGTTGGAACAGTAATCTATGGGCAAAAAACACTACAAGAAAAACCATCGGCTCTTGACAGAGTAAATGTAAGACGTCTGTTAATTGCCCTTAAAAGTTATATTGGTCAAATTGGTGAGACAATTGTATTCGAGCCAAATACTCAAGTAACTCGTAATAAATTCTTAAACCAAGTTAATCCTTACTTAGAAACTGTACAACAAAGACAAGGTCTTTATGCTTTCCAAGTAGTTATGGATGAAACTAATAACACACCAGATGTAGTAGATCGTAATCAATTAGTTGGTACAATATATCTACAACCTACAAAGACTGCGGAATTCATTCAACTTGATTTCAACATTCTTCCAACTGGTACTTCATTTGGCCAATAAAATAAATAAAATTTAAGATGAACGATAATACAATCCTAAGAATTAAAGTACCTGCTCACCTATACGAGAGTGTAAAAGAGCAATTAACTCTAACAGAAGCCAAAAAACAAAATTATGGCGCTGGTTATTCTGTAGTAAAAGAAAAGAAAGTAAAAGTTCCTAAAGACGGAATGAAAAAAGTAGAAGAAGGTGGAGGATATATGGGAACTGAATATGATTCTTCTGAAGATACGGCAGTAGATATGATTAAAAAAGAAACAAAAGATACAGAAATGGAAAAGAAAACACGTAGTCTTGAAGAGTTAAAAGCTGCTAAAGATAAGCTTAATAAGAAAATTGAAGAAATGGAAGGTGGAAATGAAAATGTTAATGAAGACAAAAATATGTCGTATCAGGAAATTGCAGATAAGGCAATTAAAGATGCTCTTAAATACGGAAACACCAATCAAAGTAAATTAGATATTTTAACTAGTCTTAAAAATAGGATAGCAAAAAATATTGAAGGAATGTCTTCTAAAGATAAAGTAGAAGAGAATGTTAATGAATACTATGGAGTAGATCCTAAAATGGATATAGTTACATTATTAGCAGGCGCAGCAGTTCCAGTTATTACTGCAATTATAGCTGCAGGACCAAAAAATGTGGGCAAAGCTTTATTTGCTGCGGCAAAAGACGCTTTAGCAAAAAAGAAAAAAGGTGGAGACACTAGTTCAGTAGATACTGCTGAACCTGCTGTATAAAAAAATAATTCGTTATCGAATATTTATAAGTAGATTGCCAATAGTTTACAGACATATAAGACAAGATAAAAATAAGCCGTTTTACATAGGAATAGGAGAGTCTGAAGATAGAGCTTACGAAACAAAAGGTAGAACAAGAGCTTGGAAAAATATATCAAAGAAAGGTTACGACGTAGAAGTTCTTTTTAATGATCTGAGTTGGGAAGAAGCCTGTGAGAAAGAAGTAGAGTTTATAGCTCTATATGGTAGAAGAGATAAGAAGGCCGGCACTTTAGTTAATATGACTGATGGAGGTGAAGGTACTGTTGGATATAGGCATACAGTTAAGACTAAAGAAAAGTGTAGATTAGCTTCAACAGGAGAAAATAATCCATGGTATGGTAAAAAACGTCCTGATCATGGTGATAAGATAAGAGGAGAAAGTAATCCTTGTTTTGGTAGAATTGGAGAAAAAAATCCTAGATTTGGTAAAGAAGGATATTGGAAAGGAAAGACTACTTCGGTTGCTAAAAAAATAGTTTATGAAGGAATAGAATTTGAATCACAAAATAAACTAGCAAAATATTTAAATAAATCAAGGTCATACATAACAAAATTGATTAAACAAGATAAATTAAAATAATATGCCTGTCCTGGATCCCAATGAAGTGATGTTTACGGCGTTTGAACCTACAGTATCAAATCGCTTTGTCATGTACATAGATGGTATTCCATCTTATATGATTAAAAAAGCTGATGCTCCTGGTGTTACTTTAAACGAGATCAAATTAGATCATATTAATGTTTATCGTAAGATCAAAGGAAAAGCTGAGTGGAAAGACATGAGCTTATCTCTATATAACCCTATTTCTCCTTCTGGCCAACAAGCTGTAATGGAATGGGTACGTCTTCACCACGAGTCAGTAACTGGTCGTGATGGTTACTCTGACTTTTATAAGAAAGACCTAAACCTTTCTATTATCGGTCCAGTAGGTGATATCGTAAGTGAGTGGATTATTAAAGGCGCTTTCATTAAAGAAGCCTCTTTCGGAAGCTATGACTGGTCAACATCTGACCCAACTGAATTGACTATTTCAATAGGAATGGATTACTGCGTACTTAACTACTAATAGAAAAAACAAATATTTAAAAAAGAAGCTCCTTACTAGGAGCTTTTTTTATTTAAAAAAACTATTTATTCTTATATTTATATATAAATACATAGTTTATGTCAGAACAAAAGTTTACGATTCCAACAGAAATGATAGACCTGCCTTCAAAAGGTCTAATTTATCCTAAAGAAAGTCCTTTATCCTCAGGACAAATTGAAATGAAATATATGACAGCAAGAGAAGAAGACATTCTTACAAATGTTAACTTACTTCGTCAAGGTCTTGCAATTGAAAAAATGCTTAAATCACTTATTAAGTCTCCTATTAATTTTGATGATCTTACTTTAGGTGATAGAAATGGCCTTCTTATTGCTGCTAGAATACTAGCTTATGGTAAAGATTATTCATTTAAGTACAAGAATCCTAATACGGACGAGGAAGAGGTGGTGAATGTAGATCTTCAAGATCTTAAATATAAGCCATTAGATGAGTCCCTATTCAACAATAAGAATGAATTTACATTCGTATTACCGTATTCAAAAAATACAGTTACATTTAAAGTACTTTCAGTAGCAGAAGATAAAAAAATTGATGAAGAGATTAAAGGTATGAAAAAAATGGTAGGCCAAGAAGCAGGTGCAATTTCTACCAGATTAAAACATCAAATCCTTTCTGTTAATGGAGATTATTCTACAAAAACAATTAGAGACTTTATAGATCAAGGATATCTACTATCTAGAGACTCAATAGAGCTTCGTAAACAAATAGAAAAGGTCACACCAGATATTGACATGAATGTTACTTTCATCCTAAAGGACAGCACGGAGGTGTCAACAGGCCTGCCGATGACGGCCGAATTCTTTTTTCCCTCCACAGGAGTATAGATCCCAATTTATGACAGAAGTATTTGAACTCACCTACCATGGCGGAGGTGGCTTCACTTACTCTGAAGTTTGGAATATGGATATCCCTAAACGTAGATTCAATCTAAAAAAAATAAATGAATATCTTGAAAGGGTTGAAGAGATGCGTAATGAATCCAGACAAAAAATAACAGAAAAAACCGATCCTAATAAATTAAAGATCCCTGATTTTGTAAAATCTAAATCTGAAGAAAGTACCTTCGTGTCTAAAGTAAAAACTAAAAAGTAAATATTTATTCGTAGGTAATACTAATAAATGGCAGACGAGAATAAAAAATCAGATATTAAAGAAACATTAGGATCATTAAAGGCCTTGAGAGATCAAGCATCCGCAGTTAATGGTATTAATGTAGAATATAAAGAGTCTATTGACTTACTCACAAAAATGAATAAGTTGATAGAAAATTCTGTTGCAAAAACACAAAGTTTTGAAAAAAGTACTATAAACACAAAAAGGATACAAACTGAATTAGAAAAAATTGAAAAAGAAAGAAAAAA